CCTCGTCGAGCGCCTTCCAGTACGGCGTGGTGCCGTCCTTGATGATGTCGGCTTCGGTGCCCGGGGCGGCCTCGTCCACGATCGGCGGAGCCTGCTCGGGGAGCGCCTCGGCGGCAGCAGCCTCCGGCACCTTCTCCGGCTGAACTTCCTCGGCCGCAGCCTTCGCCTCACGCTCCTTGAGGATGTTCTCGACATACTTGGCGTCAAGCAGCGCCTTGTCGCCGCTGCCGCCCTTCTCCAGACGTTCGGTGATGCGACCAGCCATGGCGGCCAGCGTCGGATCTTCCTCGGTGCGCGCGACGCGATCCATCCGCGACCACACGTCGCGGTTCGCCTCGGTGACGGTCGGCGGGGCCTCGCGCAGCGTATCGGGGTCACGCATGGTTTCAGCCTGCGCGTGCCATTCCTGCAGCTGGTCCAGCTCAGCCGCGCGCTCCTGCGCCTTCTGGGCGTCAGCCGCGTACTTGGCCTCCTGCTTCGAGCCCTCGGGCGACGCCTTCGCCTTGGCCCAGAGCTGGTCGATCTGCTGCTGCGTGGCAACGCGCTCCGCCGGGAGATCGCGGTTGCCGCCGTCCGCCGTCGCCACGCCGTATCGCTCGGCGATGGCGAGCATGCCTTTCGGGATCGTCTGGCCGTTCTCGACGCGGTCGTTCACCTCCATCGTCAGCCAGTTGATGAGTTCGGGCTCGCTCGTCGCCGGGATACGGTTCAGCAGGGGCTCCTGCTTGCCCTTGATGCCAGCTGCCTGCAGTTCGCCCGCGATGCGCTCGCGCATGTCCTGAATGAGCGGCAGCCGCTCGCCCATCTGCTCGGGCGTGAACAGCTCGCCCTGCGCGTTCGGGTTGGCGCGCGTCGCCAGCTCGTCGGCGGCCATACCACCCAGCGGGTTCTTGTCGTCGGCCGCAGCCGCGCGCAGGTCGTCGACCGGCGTTGACGTAAAAGTCAACTGGCCGTTCTCGTCGACCCCAGGGGTGAGCGGACGGATTTTGGTATTCGAGCCGACCTCGCCAGCGTCCGCCGCGTCCATGAACCGCGAGCGGAAGTCCGGCGGCTCGATAGGAGCCTGCGGCGCTGCCGGCTCCATCTCAGGACGCATGCGCTGCTGGAAATTCTGCTCGTCGACACGCGGCGACGGAGAAGGCGGACCCTGCACTTCCGCGCCGGGCATCGGCATGCCAGCGGTGTTGAGCGCGCCGTCGACCGAACTACGCAGATCGTCCGGGGTCGGAGCCTTGCGACTGAGCGCATGCAGTCCGCCGCCAAGCAATCCGCCCACGAAGCCGCCCGAGAGGGCGCTGTCGACCACCTGCCGCGCGCGGTCGCCGATCGACATGTCGGTAGGCGACATCTCCTGATTGAGCGCCGTATTGACAGCGCCCTGCGTCGCGCCGAGCACGCCGAACACACCCATGCCGGTCGCCACGCGCCGGCCGAGCGCGCCCTCAGCACCCGCTTCGAGGATCTTGTGAGCACGCCCGGGGATGACCGCGCCGACCGCCGCCTCGGGAACACCCAACGCCAGCGCCTTGACAGCCTGCCCCTGCGACAGGGGCTGCTTGCCCTGCTCGGTAGCCGTGTCGACGTTCGCGCCGACCGAGAGGGGGTAGCCTGCGCCGAACGCGCCAATCGCGCCACGCGCCGCCGCAGCGCCGCCGGGGATGATGCGCGCAAGCGCCGCCGGGATCGCCGCCTCAGGCACTGCCGCGCCGGCCGCAAGCATGCCGCCCATGGCCGGGATTGCCTTGGCGACCTGATAGCCCATGCCGGCCAGCGACCACGGGTTCTGTTCGAGATCCGGGCGGTTGACGTTCTGGATCTGCGCACGCTGGTATGCAGCCTTCCCAGCCGCCTGCTGCGCCACCCCATCCGCACCGACTGCCGTAGCGCCGGCCTGAACAGCACCCGCGAGCTGGGCGAGCGCCTCACGCCCGCCGACCTTGAGGCCGGAAGTGAACCAGTTGCCCCGCTCCGGGGTGCTGTTGTCAACCAACTGAAGGTTCGGCAGGTTGCCCAGCGGATCATACCCAGCCACTGGCTGTCTCCTTACTCTGCCGCCATACCCCGACGAAGCTGCGCGCCGATGAGCGGGTTCAGCGAACCGATGCCGCCGCCCGACGCGTTCTGAGCGCGGGCAATCGCCTGCTCAAGACCGCTGGACGGACGCTGTCCCTGTAGGTTGATGCCGACAGCTGTGCGCGTCAGCGCGTTCAGGAGCGATTGCGCCTGCAGCTGCGGGTTACGCGGGTCCGGCGGAGCGAATGGGAGCAGGTGCGCCATCTGACGCCACGACATACCCTCCGTAGCGCGCACGAAGTCGTCGACCGTATGCGTCCGGGGGCTCATCGACGGCTGAGGGTTCGCCACGACAGGCTGCGGAGCCACGGTCTGCCCGGCAACCGCCGCGACGGGAGTGGGCTGCGGCGCGGGAGCAGTTTGCGCCACCGGAGTGGCAGCAACCGGGGCATTTCCGGCCGTATAGCCGACCAGACCACCGGCAAAATCGGTAATCTTCGGCAGAACAATGTCGTTCACCACACCGCCGACCGCATTACCTGCTGTCGCGAGGCGCGAAACCGGGGCCATCACCACGCCGCGCACAGCGTCGCCGGCCGCCCGAGCATAGTTCCCGGCGGCGAAATCCTGCTTGGCGGCATCGAACGCGCGATCGCTGGAACCAGTCCAGCCGGGCACCTCTCTGGTGCCGCCCGCGAAACCGAACAGCCGGCGAACGAGACCCATCCCGTTTCCGGTCTGCTGAGCCTGCAGCTTCGCCCGGGCGTCAGCCACAGGGTTAGACTGCGTCTGACCACCAGTCTGCGTCGTCAGCGCCCGCACATACACATCGTTCGAGCCCTGAAGGTTGCTCGCATCATCGGGCTTCTGAGCCATTTCATCGCTCCCAAGAAAATCCTGATCTCCCAAAACCCCAAGGCTGAGGAGTGAACATTTTACGCATTACCATATTGCGCGCATCCTTGACAGCGTTTTCAAAGGCTGCATGACGCTCAGCAGCGCGTTGCATATCCTCGCCATCGCGATCCACCAACCGGAGCGCCAGATAGGCCGCCCAATCAAGCATCTCAATTTGGTGGTCCTCAGGTAGCTCGCAGCCATCGTCATCGGCCACCAGCGCCTTCGGCAGGCGCACGACACGCAGATGGAAGTCGTCGGTATAGGGTGCTGCCGGGACCGGGTAGATCTTGAGCTGGATCTGCTCGATCGCGTCGGTCTGCTCCTGCACCACCTCCTCGTCCGTCGAGAACGCCAGAGGCTTGCCCGGAGGCAGCGCGCTGAGGGTCGACGGGTTGAAGAACAGCGGATCGGGTGCGACGTACTGGTTGAAGATGCTGTGACCAGCGCGTGAGAGATCCATCTGGTCCGCGCCCTGCTTGCAGGAGATCACCGCGATCACGAGTGGGTCGAGCGTGTAGGTGCTGGTCCCTGCCACACACCGGATCAGGCCGAACTCGTCGGCAGCGGTGCGGAGGATGAGGCTCTTGCGCGCGAAGCGGCGCTGAGCCTCGTTGATGTATCGGTTCAGGGTCGGGTCCGACCAGAGCCGATCGTCGTCTGAGCCCTCGGCAAGCTCGGAATAGTCCCGCAGAATATTGTTCCGCAGTTCAGAACGCAGCTCGCCGAGGGTCATGTTGACACCGTTATAGGGTCAGAGTAGGGGTGCGTATGCCTAACACTACTCGACAGCGACGTAAATCCCGCCATGGGGAGCCGCTGCGCTTCCTGCTGGATGCGGTCGATTACACAGGAAGCGAGTGTTTGATTTGGCCGTTCGCGCGAGCAGGAAAGGGCTATGGAAAACTCCGCACGCCTCAAGGCGAAAAGTACGCACACCGACTGATTTGTGAGGTTGCTCATGGTGCCCCACCAACCCCAGCTCACGAATGTGCTCACTCATGCGGCCACGGGTTCAACGGCTGTATTACTCCTACGCATCTCAGCTGGAAAACACCGCGCGAAAACGCCGCAGACAAGATCCGTCACGGCACCGACAACAAGGGAGAGAAACATGGTCTAGCGAAACTCACCGCCTCGCAGGTCCGTAGGATTTACACCTCGAAAGGAAAAGCCTCGCAAGCTGAGCTTGCGAGGCTCTACGGTGTCTCAACCACGACTATTGGCCGTATTCACCGCCGTGAGTGCTGGGGTTGGCTTGACTACAAGTCGTCCTCGCCGACTCCTTGATTTTTCTGGACAACTCGTCTGTACGGATAGCGCATCGCGTTGCGATAGCCAATCACCTTCCGGGTATCGGGGTCGATGATCGCGGTCGATGTGACCGCGTTGTCGAGAACGTCGATGAGGCCCTGCGGCACATCGGCTTCCATCCCGGGCTTCAGCATGTAGCTGCGACCGTTGACGCCGAAGAACTGGCCGGTCGGAGGGATGTTGTCGTTCTCCTCCAGAATGATCCTGACGGTCTTGGGGAGCCCGACAGGAGCCGCCTTCGCTCGCTTCGCCGGGGCGGGCGGGATGTTCGTGCCCAGATCCACTGCGCTCATGTTCAATCGTCCTCGTCTGGTTCTACACATGCGGCATCGAAAGCGGACGAGAAACTGTCCGCCGGCAACGCCTTGTCGAGGTTCCCCTTGAGGAACTTCAACACCTCATCCACCGACTTGAACACGTACTCCCGGTTCGGGTCACGCCAAGGGGTGGGCTTGTCAGATTTGAAATCGCGGCTCTCGTTGGCCTTGACGATCTTGGGGTCGCGCAGGCGAACGGTGTAGCCGTTGGTGAGCCGCTCGATGCGCACGTCGTAGTCGGCCATAGTCGGCTCTCCAATAAGTTTTGGGGTGGGCCGGAGCCCACCCCTCAGGCGCGCGTGCGCCTTAGCCTTCGATGGCGTAGATGATGTGCTTGGACGTGCCCACAGTCGCCGCCGGGAGGGTGACGCTGTAGTTGCCCGAGCCGCCGTCGCTCTCGACGATCGCGGAGCCCGTGTCCTTGGTGCCCGCAAGCGAGCCTCCGAGCACGAACTTCACCGAGTTGGCAGCCGCCATGCCGATGATGCGCTGGTAGGTGATGCCGTCCGTCTCGTTGATGACGGTGATGCGCCGGGGTCTGAAGCCGAGGTTGATGACCACGTCATCGCCCGAGGACGTGAAGTCGCCCGTGTGGAGATTGTGGATCGTCGCGCTGTTGCGGCAGTTCGCGTCGATGGTGCCCACGCCCGTGTAGTTGGCCGAGCGGGCGAACACCGCGCTGTCGATGTACTTGGTAGCCATGTTCTTCGCGCCTCCGCGCTGGAGATAAAGGTGTCAGGGGAGGCCGAAGCCTCCCCATCAAGATCACGCGGTGGCCGCGACTTCGAGGCGGGCCATGAAGGCGTCCTGCAGGATCACCGTGGAGGTCCACAGCTTCCAGCCGACCGTGCCGCGCTGGCCGAGCGGATCGCCCGGGGCCGGCTTCGGGTTCACGACCATGGGGGTCATGGACGATTTGCCCTTCAGCGGCACGATGCCGAAGGCGTCGCGGCCGAAGATGAGCACCGGGTACACGTCGGCCGAGGTGCCGTTCGTGGAGCGCATCGAGCCCTTCGCGCCGCCCGCGTCCGCCCACGGAGCCATGACCGTGGAGGTGAGGTAGCGGACCTGCTCGACCGAGCCGATCTCGCCCTCGAACGGGGAGGTGTGCGGGCCGTAGCTC